ATTCTTCACCAGGATCTACCCCAGTAAGACTTGGAATCGGATCTACCGGACAAGTTCTTACCGTAGCTGGTGGAGTTCCTACCTGGGCTACAGCTGGCGGTGGTGGTGGTACTTGGGCTGCATGGACACCAACATTAACCAATTTAACTTTAGGTAATGGCACTGTTACTGCAAGATATGTACAAAGCGGCAAAACAGTAGATTTCTATGTAAAAATTGTTTTAGGTTCTACTTCCTCAGTTGGCACAGAGCCAAGAGTAACTTGGCCTGTAACTCCTGCTAATACAACAGCTGCACAAAACGCTTTAATTAACTATGTATATGAGGATAGCGGCTTATCTAGATACTACGGGGCAAGCGATCCAATTACTAACAGCACTACAGAGTTTAGATTCTGTGTGCAAAATGCTTCAGCTACTTACGTATACAGCACACAAATTACAAGCTCTATCCCAATTAGTTGGGGTACAGGAGATACTTTCTACGCTATGGGAACATACGAGGCCGCATAATGACATTTATATTAAATAGCAATTTTGAAGATGCAACCGATTCTATTAAATGGGATCAGATCCGTATATGGCGTGATGAAGAATTACGCCTAAGCGATTGGACACAATTAACAGATGCGCCAGTAGATAAAACTGCTTGGGCAGAATACCGTCAAGAATTAAGAGATTTACCAGAACAGGGTGGATCGCCAGATGAAGTTACTTTCCCGAATAAACCATAATGCTTACTTCTGCTAACGGCTGGACAGCTAGTAAAGATCCAGCCGAGATAGATATTAAGAGCTATACCGTGCCGGGTACTAAGATCAAATTGCGTTGCGCTGAGGCGTGTGCGCCACTTCTTATTACCTTTGCGGCAGAGTTTCACTCACACGTTGAGCCAATAGATGAAGGCGCTCTCGATGACTGGGGATACGCATTTCGTCCCATACGCGGAGAAACTACAAAGTTAAGTAATCACAGCTCAGGTACAGCTATAGATCTAAACGCGCCTAAACACCCATTGGGTGCGAGTGGCACTTTTACACCTATGCAAACCGTATTAATCCAAGCACTAGCTAAGAAGTACGGCATTAAATGGGGCGGAGATTACAAGAATAGAAAAGATGAAATGCACTTTGAAATAGATTTAACGCCTGCAAAGGCTGCAGCGTTAATAGTCAAGTTAGGACTAAAACATGAACTATAAGCAAATGTTTTTATCATGGCTAAGAGCTTCAGTTGCTTCAGCTGGCGCTCTATATATGGCAGGCACTACAGATGTAAAAACTCTGGCATATGCCCTGCTATCTGGATTAATTGGCCCTGCTCTTAAATGGCTGGATACTTCAGCTGTTGAGTTTGGCAATACCAAGAAGTAAATGAAATGGCTATTAGGGTTATTGATTATGTCTTTAACCCTAACTAGCTGTGGCTACCAAGGGTGGATTAGATATGAGTGCCAAGAATATGCAAACTGGGAAAACCCAGAGTGCGTACCGCCTGCGTGCAAGGTTACCGGTACATGCACGGCCGATATTCTCGGAGATACCCTTAAAGAAAAAGCATAAAGAAAGACTAGATCCACAAGATATACATGCAAGATTAATTCTTATGATCGGTGGCACGTTAGCCCTAACCTTTTTAATTGTCAGCGTTGGCGTTGTATATGCGCTGATCTTTGTAACTCAACCGATTGGCGCACAAGCCCCTAATGATGCGGCCTTTATTGATCTGCTAAAAACTCTAGCTATATTCTTAACAGGATCTTTAGGCGGTGTACTAGCTGGTAATGGGTTAAAGCCAAAGGATAAACCTAAACTACCGCTCTAGACTTAGCCTTGGCGCTGGCCTTTTAGGTCGGTTAGTAATTGCAGAAGCTACTAGATCTCTTTGACTTAATTCTTCACTACTAGCTTGGATCGCCGCCCGAGATGTAGGGCTTTTAAGCCAATCCTCATTTAATAGATATAGATCCTTTGCCCTAGTTACCTGAGCTAATAGATTTTGGATCTGATCGCCATTAATCGTAATCTCAAACTTCTTCACGTTAGCGCCTTGCCTATCCCCTGGCTCAGATTGGCTCATTACAAGTAAGAGATCACCGGGGTTTATGACAGATTCATGCTCACCAAAAACGTAAGCGGCCATGATGGACTTAAAGTTGACTTCACTCGTAGCCCTTATGCGGCCTGAGCTGTTCATAGATACCCCGATGGCTCTTACCTGGCGTGGCGATGCTTGACCATTGTCAGTGGTAGCACCTACCATTTTCCTAACGCGAATCGTAGGGATTCGCTTATCACTCAGGCAAGGGGTTTGGCAAACTAAGCAGCAAAATAATGTAGATTATTGGACGTTTTTGAAAATCCGCCTTTCTACATTATGTAAAGTAATTATCGGCGATTACACGCTTATAACTACCGCTCTTAGTTTTGTTTAGCCCCTTATCCATGAGTGTATATGGAAAGGGCTACAAAACATGGCAATTGAACAAGTGCTAGCACTCATATTAATAACCTTTATAGCTTCTTATTATTTAGGTTACCGCGAAGGCCGAGAAGATGGCCTCGCACTCTCTCTTAAATGGCGTCGCTCTCAGGAAAAGGCGAAACGCTAATGGGACAAATCGTAAAGGCCGATGTCGGAAGGTATTGCGATTACTGCAAGGGTCGCTGGGGAAAACTCAAAGACGGCTCGCTGCATGAGAAGGCAAGACGGCAGGCCGTCGTTGTTGTTATTAGCACCATTACAAAATCAAAGGGCATCGAACGCGCCTACTGTGAAACATGCAGAGCTGACAACTCTAGATGGCCCGATGGCACTGTTTGGCCCCTTAGCGACCAACTTAATTACGCCAAGGAGGTCTTCGGTGAGTAGCTTCTTAGATAACTACATGACGGCAGAAGAACGTATAGAACTTTTTGCAGCTGCTAATCCAGACTTTCGCATGGAATCAAGTGCAGAGGTTAAAGATGGCTTTGTCTTTGTATTAGTTAAACTCTTTAGAACATGGGCAGATGCTACGCCTTGGGTTACCGGACTAGCTGGTGAATCTCTAAAGACCGCTTTCGCTATTGAAAAGGCAGAGACGTCGGCTTATGCCAGGGCAATAACTAACTCAGGTGATCCTAAGTTTTCAACTATGAAGGACGGATCTAAAGCGCCACGTGCTAATAGGGCTGAGATGGAGACGGTCAGCTTTACAGTGTCAGAAGTTAAAGGTGCTGAAAGCCTAGGCACTTCCCTAGCTCTTATTAAAGATCAATTAGGGGCTACTGAGTTAGAAGAATCTCCTATTTGTTCTCATGGCCACATGGTTCTTAAAACTGGATCGGCTAAAAGTACTGGCAAAGAGTGGCGCGGCTATATGTGTACAGAGCGTGTAAAGGCTAATCAATGCTCACCTATCTGGCAGAAGCAGACAGCTATGGGCGGCTGGTACACACCTAAACCTGACTTGGCAGATCACCTATGAGTTACGCCGAAATCATAAGAGATGGGCTAATCACTCGTATCAATGATGACGGCTCAATGACCACTACCCCAGCCCGAAAGTGTGATAAGTGTTTTAAGGATCGCCTAGAAATAGGCGGTCGCACTTATGACTGGCCCGACGGTGGCTGGGATTGGTGGTGTGCTGAGTGCATCAAATAATCAAGGTAATTCTCGACTACTCACAGGAAGTACAAGCTCACCAAGTCGGCTTTCAAAGGATTATTAATATCCAGGGTAAGGCCGACCACGTTAGCCGTAATAACAAGAAACTTAACTTCCATGAGTACGTCGCAGAAGTAAGTGAATCTGTAGGGGCTGAGATCGCTGTAGCTGAGTATCTGGGCTTAAAAAACTTTGAACCTACGATTGATACCTTCAAAACTGAGGCAGATATCGGCACAAATATTGAGGTTAAACACACTCTTTATACCGATGGATCGCTGATAGTTAGCCACACTGATAGGCAAAACGATGTAGCTGTATTGGTTGTAGGTAAGTCTCCTGTTTATTACATAGCAGGCTGGATACCAATAATAATGGCTCGTAAGCCTAAATATGTTAAAGAAGATGGTTCTCACTGGGTTAGCCAGGTAAACCTATTCCCTATCAAAGACTTAAGAAGAAGTGATTATGGTCCTTCTGAGTTTTGATTGTAGAAGCTGTAAGAAGGTGCGGCAGGGTAAAGTCTTGATTGAGTTTACGGAATTACTGCCGCCTGGCCTTAAATGCCTAGAGTGTCAAAGCTGTGGAATCTTAGGCGTTCAACTCATAGATGACACGCCGATAAGTAGCGATTGATGCTTAGGCCCTTGACACGTCGGGTACGCTTCCATGCAGAGCGGCGCTGTAGCGCTGTATCGCTCGG